GGGTCCACAGGCATGCTCTGCGCTGTTCGTCAGACATAGCCTGATCATATACATGCCGCCAAGCGCGTACAACCGCCGCCATACTGGTGCTCGTGTGCTGGCTGTTGAAATCCTCATAATCAAAGCAGAATGGCATCATATCTGTTGAGATTAATTTCATCACCTTGCGCACGTTATCTTCAGCGGCGGATGTGCCCGTCAACATGTACACTGGTAGTGCCTGTTCACAGTACGGCAGCGCGAAGTCAGATAACATAAAGCTCTCAACGTCACATCCGTAGATAGCTCTTTGCTTACCCCACTCGTACTTAATACTGGGCCAGGCATGTACTTCGGGTTTGAGAGCCAGCAACCGCTCAAATCCGACATCACCCACAGCACAAAGCAACGCTTTCTTACCATAACCATCTTCTTTGCGTAGTTCGTGGTGGGTGGTTTCGAGAACATGTGACAGGGGATGGGCTGATCCATTAGGTACATGAAGCCAGCGTGTGTCCCACCATTCACTCCAATGGTTGGTACGGTATTTGAAACCGTCACGACGCCCTTCACGCAGTATTTGAACAGCTTCATCAAACACGATGTTCTCGGGTATTTCGATGGCGCGCAGTTGCGTTCGGTTAACCTGTTCACCATCCCAGTCAACAGAACCAATACCGCGGTTGACTAGTACTTCTAACTCAAACATTGGAGTGAAGCTTTCTCTACCAGAGTGTTGTAGTTGCTTCGCTCGTACTGTCACCTGTTTTAGGTATTTCGTCAGCTGCGCGACCTCTGACCACTTGATCGACACTAGGTGTGCCAATACATTCCTCACCATTTTCGGTGGTGCAGTTGTTGCCCAGGCAATCCAAGTGGCCAGAGATGCCTGGGTGGCGCCTTCAATGTCCTTAAACAAGGCGCACAAAGCCCAGGCATCACACACACGTCCAGTCTTCCTCGCAACTTCAAAACATTCGCTCGGAATAAGGTGGGTGTGATGCCCGGATGCGGCGGCAATACGCGGTAGCAACTCATCAATTGGAACAGTCTCCAAAATTGCCTTTCCAGCGCGCGCCGCTTGATTAAAACTCGTGGATTCAGCAGCAAAGCCCATGAGGGTACTCACAGTCGGCGTTCCCAGTGTGGGTGGTGTGAGACCACGTGCTATTGCTACAATACGTTGAATAATTACACGGTGACTAGCGCCGACATGAAGTGATGATACATACATACAATGACGAGAATGAAGTCGGACTACATATACCCAAAAACCATCGCCGTCAACTCGCTGATACGTCCAGCCTACGGGCAGTGTCGTGTCACCAACGTAGACGTACTGCCAATCGTCCGCGCCGGCGAGGCACCCCGTGCTAGAAAGTAGGAGGGGGGGTGCCCATAACTCAGCCCAATGCTGAACCTTACCTACTCCCGCAGAGACAGGACGTAGATCCACGGGTCCTGCGTAACCACGTGGGTCCGTGAGCACGGTTAAATGCTCGTTTCGGGCGGTGCCTCGTCCACTTCCGCTGTCCAGTCTTCGACTGTCGGCGGCGGCACGAGACCCACGCGTCCTGGGGCAACGTACCCATGAATAATAGGTACCTCCCCAAAATCCTGCATTGAGGATTCGAAGCGTGGTGGCTCTAATATCACCTCGTAGTGTCCTTCCCGCGGCACTACGTCCAAGTTAGCATTCAGCGTCACTGTTCTTGCTGGGAATTGACCCTGTACGAGCGGGTTATCGTACTGGTAGAACATACCCAATTCGGATAATTGCATCTCGAATGTGTAGCTCCCAGTGAAAGCTGGATGAATAACTTGTTTGTGGAGTGGTTCACCGCGCCAACGTAGTTCTACGATAGAGATCGGGTGCGGACCATACTCCAACAGCTCACCAGACGTCCAATGCATCCTTGACTCATTATCAGACCAGCTATTAACATAACTATCTTTCCCGAGTTGTGCTACGGCGTCCCATCCGAATGCACGACACATTGTCAGATACGCACCAAGGTCTGTTCCTTTGACCTGACATATCTTGCTCTTTCTGGTAGAGCGTGTCACCTGTATTACTGCCTGCCTCGCGACCATCCCGACCTTTGAGGAGGGGAGGAGCCCGAGTGCAAATAGCATACGGGGGTGAAGGGCAACACGACGTTCGTCGTCCCATGGTATGATGCAGACCCTCCTATCGCGGCCAGTTCCAATGTCTGAAATCACATTGAATCCGTCAACGCGACCGAGTACTCTGAACAGCACACGACGGTTGTAGTTCGCCATACTTGCGCCAAACGGCACCCAAGCTTGCGCACTCAGTTTTTGCCCTAAGGTGGATGATGCATACATGAGGAATAGCCCCAATCCACCACTGATACCCTGCGATTCTGCATATTGAAGCAGTTCGCCTGTAGTATCGAAATCCGTCCCATGCGTCACAGCACCACGGAATTCCGCTGCTGCACGCAGTACCGCGGATAGCACCCAGATGGAGTTGGGCGAACTAATCCACGCGGTATACGCGCTGCGCGCTGCGGGACGGACGCCACCCATGTTGCCCTCAAGCAGACCAGGGACCGTGAAACGGAACGTTTCAAACAGGGGTAGCTGGATGTAATGTTCAGATGCGGTTAGGGAAACTGCTTCTGCCACACATGCCTTAAAGTGTGCCGCCGTCTGGCAAACCGCATGTAAAGCCATGTCAAACTGGTTATACATGCGTCCGCGGGTGACCAAATCCTGCAACGTTGCCTTGACCACGTTGTAGTCATTCCACCAGCGGAAGCGATCAGCGGCTGGGTTCACGTTGAATCCAATGCGATCGCTTAGCTGCGGCGACGACGCTGCCAACGGTATGCCATCGCTACCGTTAAGCTGGCTCAGGGCACTAGCAAGCACTGCCGCTTGTTGTGGCGTCATCCCTGGCCACTCAATTCTTCTGTAGCCAGCGTTCTCGTTGACTACAGGAGTCGCAACTACGTCAGGCTCGAGATCGTAGCTGGGCTCAACGTCGATTCCGAACGCCTCACGGACGGTGACTGCAACGTGTCCATCGTTGTAGTAGTCGTCGTCAAGGCGAGCCGGACGCCCACGAAGCTCGAGCAACATGAGTTTTCTCACGAGATTGTAAACCAATCCCAACTCGCTGCTCTTGCTATCCTCCAGGGCTTGCACCATAGCAGGAATGTCGCGGGTCGACACTTTGGGGTGATTCTTCGCATCTCTGCCCCACGCACTCGCAACCCACATAAGGTGCTCGTCGAGGTAAGTCGCACAGATCCCGCTGTTGTCCATGATAGGACCCACAAGATCTGCTTGGAGATGACCAAGGATCGAAATTTTCGCGCTGGTTTTGTACTTACGAGTCTTGTTAACATCGTTAGTTTTCACCGTAGCCGCGACCTTAGCGTACAAGGAAATTTCCTCATTTCTCGCATTGATCGCGGGCCCGACACGTGAAGTTTCGGAAAAGGTAAAGATTCGCTGGAAGGCTTCCATGAGTTTCTGTTGCTGCTGTTTTCTGGGTT